GAAGAGTTAAAAAAACTTGGAAAGCAAGAGAAGAAGAGGGCAAGATACAATACATAATGGACCTGGATGGTCTGCCATTACACGATGGTGAGTGGCTTATACTAGCAAGATACAATGATAGACTGAACAAACTTATGCCAACATTAAAAGATATGGGTATTTACTATCAATACAAAGGTAGAAAAAGCTACAAATCATCTTTGTTTCGAAGCATTTTAAATTACACAAGATGGCAAAAAGGTGAACTACTATCTTTATCTGAAGTAAAAGATATATTGGAATAGACAGGTATGAGTTTAAAACCAACAGAAGAAAAAATGTACGATCTTACAGAATTAACATACGATAAAACTGTAAACTGGTTTGATGTATTTGTAGTAGATTATGAAGAGTGCCTATACATACGTGAGATGTTAAGTTATGGAGAAAAATTATCAAAAGATGCTAGAGTAAAATTGTCTACAATGCATGCAGCAAAAGGTGGTGAAGCAGAAAATGTATTATTAATTTTAGATAATACAAAAACCATTAGAGAATCTGCAGAAAAAAACGAAGACAAAGCTGATGAAGAAAATAGAGTTTGGTACGTTGGTGTAACACGTACTAAACAAAATTTATATATCATGGCAGCAAGGAAGGAGGATAGAGGTTATGACATCGAAAGTTTGGGATAAACAACACGGAGGGTCTCATTATCAAAAATATAAAATACAGCCTAGTAAGTTTGTAGTAGAGAATGAGTTGTTATATCCTGAGGGTTGTGCTATAAAATATATTATCAGACACCGTGATAAAGGAAAGAAGCAAGATATATTGAAGGCAATACACTTTTTAGAAATGATATTAGAGCGAGACTATAATGAAAATTCCTAAGTTTGAAGCACAGACTGAGTGGGTAAAACCTACAGAGTTTCCTGACCTACGTCAGGTTGACGAGATTGCAATTGACTTGGAAACAAAAGATCCTGATCTAATTAAAAAAGGATCTGGTTCTGTTATAGGTAATGGTGAAGTCATTGGTATTGCTGTAGCTACAAAACATTTTAAAGGATACTTTCCTATTGCACACGAAGGTGGTGGTAACATGGACAAGACTCGAGTCTTGTCTTGGTTAAAAGATATATTAGAAGCACCCTCAACCAAAATTTTTCACAATGCAATGTATGATGTTTGTTGGCTACGTGCTATGGGTTTTAAAATTAATGGTGACATAGCGTGCACAATGATTGCTGCAGCTATTACTGATGAAAACAGATTTCGTTATGATCTCAATAGTTTATCGTGGCACTATCTTGGTTACGGTAAAAACGAAGCAGCGTTAGCAGAAGCTGCATCTGAATGGGGCATAGATCCTAAATCAGAAATGTACAAACTTCCTGCTATGCATGCAGGTGCATATGCAGAACGTGATGCTGAAGTTACATTTGGTCTTTGGCAAGAAATGAAAAAAGAAATTATAAGTCAGGACCTCGAAGATATATTTGATTTAGAATCTGATTTGTTTCATTGCCTGGTCGACATGAGATTTAAAGGTGTACGTGTAGATATAGAACGTGCACATCAAATGAAAAAAGAAATGAAGACAGCTGAACAAGAACTACTTCACAAAATAAAAAATGAAACAAATATTGATACACAAATCTGGGCAGCAAGATCTATTGCAAATGTTTTTGATATGTTGAGATTAGAATATCCACGTACAGATAAAACACAAGCACCAAGTTTTACAAAAAATTTTTTACAAGAACACAAACATCCTGTTGTAAATATGATTGCGCAGGCAAGAGAGATTAACAAAGCACACACAACTTTTATAGATTCTATTTTACGTCACGAACACAAAGGTAGAATACATGCTGAGATAAATCAGCTTAGATCACAAACCGGGGGCACGGTTACTGGTAGGTTCTCCTACCAGAATCCGAACCTACAACAGATACCTGCAAGAAATAAAGATCTTGGACCTAAGATAAGGTCATTATTTATACCCGAGGAGGGCCATAGATGGGGTGTATTTGACTATTCTCAGCAAGAGCCTAGGTTGGTAGTGCATTATGCGTCTTTGTACAAATTACCGTCTGTATACGACGTTATAGAGTCTTATAATAACGACTCTAGCGCAGATTTTCACCAGACTGTAGCAGATATGGCAGAAATACCTAGATCACAGGCTAAAACAATTAACCTTGGATTATTTTATGGTATGGGTAAAGCTAAACTACAAGCAGAGTTGGGTGTAACAAAAGAAAAAGCTGCAGAATTATTTAATACATATCACTCGCGTGTACCATTTGTAAAACAATTGATGGAGAAAGCATCTAACAGAGCACAAGACCGTGGACAGATACGTACTCTGCTGGGTAGACTGTGCAGGTTTCACTTATGGGAACCAAATAGTTTTGGTATGCATAAAGCTATGACTCACGAAGATGCACTTAGGGAACATGGACCGGGGATCAGGAGAGCTTACACATACAAAGCATTAAATAAATTGATACAAGGATCAGCTGCTGACATGACAAAGAAAGCAATGTTAGAATTATACAAAGAAGGTATCATACCCCACATTCAAATACACGATGAACTAGATTTATCAATTGAAGATGACGCACAAGCTAAGAAAATTATTGAGATTATGGAGCATGCTGTTACACTAGAAGTCCCTAATAAAGTTGACTACGAGTTCGGAAAAAACTGGGGTGAAATTAATGGATGATATAGATGGCTTATTTAAATGCAAACATACCAGTGACTTATGCACAAATAAGGAGAGAATATTTATATGACTTACAAAAACATCATGGAGAAGTTGAAGACTGTACATAAGTGCGCACACATAATTGCATTAGATGATGGTAATTATGCAGCACAACCTAACAACAGATGTATATGGGACATACCTTCGTTTACTGTGAAGGATAATATTCCTGATTGGAAGGTGCAAACTAACGAGTGGAATGTAGAAGATAGTAGTCAGTGGAGAACAGAAGATACTGATAAATTTTTTTACGAAATTGAGGAGAAAAAACATGATTAAAAAAATAAAAGATAAAGCTTTGCATTATTGGGCAAACCACAAGATTGAATCTCTTGTGTTTATAGTTTTAGTTGCAGCTTTAATTATTAAGTAATGAATTTAGTAGATTTATTAAAAAAAAATATAGTAATGGTTCCGGTCGTGGCATCAGTCCTGGTCGGAACTTTTACCGGTGTACGTTATGTTGTTAATCTCACAGATAGTATTAACGGATCAGAACAAGAAATAGTAAATCTACAAAGAGATCTAACGGTAGCTGAAGAAAAAATAGCGGAAATGAATACAAGACTATCGTCTGCGGAAGCTACATGGCAGATGGCAGAAAATTTATATAGACAACTAGCAGATCAAGTCAGAGAACACGATTACGACATTAAAGATCTAAGTAGGTAATGAGCCATGGAGATAGCCAGGATGAATTATTACTTTACAGGAATTCTTATTTTAATGTTAACAGCTCTAGCATTCTGCACAACTCCAGCGTATCCTAGAAATGAGTATCTCAATGATGGTACTAATACTTGCAGTACTGGTTCTTTTGACATATCAGTCGAGCAAAGAGCATCAGAATACTACCACCGTCCTTATGATCCTGCTAACGCTTATAGCAATCCTAGTGATGATCAATCGATAAGACTTACCTGGAGAAAATATCTAGGCTCAGCCTGCACAAAAGAATTTAGAGAAGTACAGACAGAAAATGCACAACTAAAACAACAGCTAGAGCTGATGAAAATGTGTGGAAAAGTCAACAATAACCCAACTATTCAACGTAATCCTAACTTCGCATTGCTAGTACAAAAATGTTCTGGTATAATCATTCCTGAAAATAAGAAGCCTGAAGGCAGTCATTGGGACGATCTAAAAGATAATTATAAGAAAGAGAATCCTGATATAAAACTTATGGGTGACAAGTTTATAGGACCAAATGAGTAATAAACCATTAAAAATTTCTGAGCAAGCTGCTGTGCAGATGCCGATGAAAACGGTTGCCTCATTGATAGCGCTCGTAGCAATCGGAACCTGGGCATACTTTGGTTTACATGAAACTCTTAACGCACACTCAACAAAGATTGAGTTAATGCAAAAAGATTTAGAACACAACACAGAATTTAGAATTAAATATCCACGTGGAGAACTTGGTCAGTCAAGTGGGGAGGCGGAGCTTTTCATGTTGGTGGAGCACCTCGCAGGTTTATTAGAGGACATAGACTCAGAAGTAAAGAGCATGAGAAATAATGCAGTTAACATAGAATTCTTACAAGAAAGAACAAAGAAACTTACAGAAGATGTAGAAAAATTAATTCGAAATGGTAACGGTCACTAATGATTGAGATGGTTTTTGCCCTGTTACTTATTGTGGACCACAAGATAGTGGAACATCGTTATCATGAGTCGTTATCAAAATGTCTCAAGGCCAAGCGCTATGCTATGAAGGACAAAAGTCCTGGTGATAGAGTTGTCTACAAATGCATACAATCTAAGGCAAACATAGAAGTATACATGGGTGAGAAAAAAATTACTTCTTTAATTCTTGACTAAAAAAAATAACAAAATTGCTAAACAATTAAGGGATAGACGTTACCATCAACGTGTGGTAAAAAATAAAAAACATTATGTCAGGAAAAAAATTTTTAAAAATACAGACGGAGATAGTTAATGGCAACTGTCCAACTTGTGAAGAGTATACAATGTTGGTTGGTATAACTAGAGAATTCTATAGATGTCTAAGTTGTGGTGCTGACCTAGAACAGTATATAAATGGTGTAATAAAATATATTCCTGCATTATCACAAGATACCTTAAAATCTAAGGTTGACGAATATTTCGATGGCAAGAAAGTTTAAAGCTTTTATTGAAAGAGATAAACCTAAGAAAAGACCTGGTCGTCACACGAAGAGGTTGAATAAACATAAAAAAAGACAGATGAAAGGTTGACATTATTTTCTGGGATATTATATTATCCGTATGAAAGAAAAAATAATAACTATAAAACCTAAAGGCATAACTCAAAAACAATGGGCAAATTTCTTATTGGAGTTAAACCTTATGAAGAAAGCCTGGAAACCTTATGGTGTTGATGTCGAGATTAAAGCACCGGGGATCAGGAAAACATTACTATGGGGGACAAAAGTTGGTGGACAATTACCAGAATAGAATTGATCAAGCTGCCAATGATTGGAACCGCACTAAGGATCCGAAGTATAAAGATCTTTGGTATAAATTAATAAAGGAGTATGTGGGTGGATCTTATAATATTAAACGATGGAATGTATCAATTAGTTCCCATCACAAAGCAGATGATGGAACATATGTCTTTATTGGTAAACGAATTAGATCTGTTTGAGTTGTGTGATATTTTAAGGTTAAAACTTACAACGTATTATGATTATCCTATCAACGCTCATGTAATGAACGATGGTAGTGGTGACTTTTACGGGTGTATACAAAGATGATTTGAAAAGGACCTCCGTCCATACAATGCCTCGCGCTAGTCTCTGTACGGCAACCTAAGAAGCAGCAATTACTGTGGAGGTGTGGAGCCTTTGCTCTCCTGGGAGTACGTGCACGGAAACCAGGGGGGTTGATATGATTATGTTGGTTGGCCTTCTTGTTTTTGTTCTTGGTGACAACCAAATTTAATAAAGATATTATGTTTATTGACGTCTTCACGTCCCATTTCTTGTAATTTATCTAGCGCCATTTCATAACCTGTAACCATACAGTCATAGCCATCATCAAATTTTTCTGGAACTTGATAAGGAGGTAGACAAGTACCGGCAACTTGTGAACAAATTAATATAGATAAAATAAATTTCATTGACACCTATTGTATATTATGAGATAAATCCCATATGATTAATCAAAGAAAGGAGTATATTAGTTATGACTGATATAAGCAAATATAAAAACGTATCATTAGCACATAAGACCTATGACACTTTAGACCTTCTTCGCAAAAAGATGGTTCCTAATACTGTGCTAAGTAGATCACAAACAATTACAATTTTAGTAAATGAGAAAGCGAGTAAATTAAATGGCAGACTCAGAAAAAAAGACTAAGATTTGTGAAGTATGTAAAGGCAATGGGTTCATTAGAATTCCTTACGAACAAGCAAGGGAAGAACAATGGGCCGATTGTGAATTTTGTAATAACCAAGGGGAGGTAGAAATTGACGAAACAAAACATTAGAGGACCTGCTGATCTTGAAGAAAGAATAGAGTATCTTACGAATCAAAACGAATTTTTAAAAAAGAAATTACGTGAGTCTGTTGATAAATGTAAAAGCTTTGAAGAAGAATGCGATAGATTGTTTGAAGAGAATAATAATCTTAGGATTGTTAGGAATGAAGGTAAGGTATTATGATATCTGAAACAGATATAAGTTATATAGCCGGATTGTTCGATGGTGAGGGTTGTATAACTTACAAACAATACATGCGTAAACGTAAACACCAGAAGAAAGCTTATCCTACCTGGAGTATTAGAATGGAAATGGCGATGACAGATGAATCTGTTTTACGATGGGTCCATGAAGTATTGCAGGTTGGTACAGTTGGAGAAAAAAGATACAAGACTCCGTACACTGTTGGTTGGAAAAAACAATGGCGTTGGCGCTGTCAGTTCAGAGATGCATATTTTGTAGCGCGTTTATTTTGGCCCTATTCACATGTTAAGACTGAAGGTATACAAAAGATTATTGATCACTACGGCGACCATAAAGTGATGAATGGTAATATTGTAAATTTAGAAAAATATAAAATAATGATGAGTTTAGAATGACAGCAGTCTATGGCGTGGGAATGTTGGGAATCGGTTTATTGGCGATAGCTGTTGGTGGATTTATAGCCTGGTGGATTATAAATAAAAATGATCTGGAATAAAAAATTTACTTACCCACCATCGACTAGATCTTTGGTGGATGGTAAAAGACATTACGATATCACCGGACAGAAGTTACCGAGTGTTACGACTATATTATCAGCGACACAGTCAGAAGAAAAACGAAAGAGTTTAGCTAATTGGCAGGCTAGAATGGGTAAACAAAATGCCGATAGAATCAGAGATATATCTGCTATGAGAGGGACAGTGATGCATACCTATCTTGAAGGATATATAAATAATACACCACATTTAGATCTAACGTCCGTGGGCAAAGAGGCAGGAAGAATGGCAAACATTGTTGTCGAATCAGGGCTCGGGGACCTGGGAGAGGTCTGGGGTAGTGAAGTAACACTGTATTATCCTGGATTGTATGCAGGTCAAACAGATGTTGTAGGAATTTATAACGGACGCGAAAGTATAATAGACTTTAAACAAACTAACAAGCCTAAACAAAGAGAATGGATTGATGACTACTTCACCCAGCTGGCAGCTTATGCTATGGCCCACAACCATGTATATGGTACAGCTATACAATCTGGAGTGATTCTAATGTGCAGTAAAGATGGATTTTTTCAGAAGTTTGAAGTATTTGACAAAGAATTTCAAGGCTACATGCATACCTTCTTGAAGAAGGTGGACCAATATTACGCCAATGTACCAAAGGCAAAAGAGGGTCAGGATACAAAATATGATCAAAAAGTATAGTAAATTATGGAAGAATCGACTGAT